ATGTACTCATGGTCTTGATAGACCGAGGATCGGTGGTGTCAATCGAGGCTTGCCCCGAACTTCTGGCAGTGACAGGCGCAAAAGGCGCTGGCGCATTCGATGCTTTCTTTACCGGGGGATTGTCCGCCAATTTGGCTTCGATCCGACCAATTTCCTTCGCTTGCATAAAAGGCGACAACTTTGCGATCCGGCTAGCTTCCTTAGGGTTTGACCCAAGGATTCGTTTGGCATCTTTCTGTTTGTTGTTAACTGTTAAAATTGGAATCTCGAATGTTCCACCATGAGGGAAACGTACAAGGGCAACCTTGGTGCCTGGTTCAAAGTTTGGAGCATAGACTTCGTTATCTTTCATGGTTGTGATAGGTATGATTACCTGATATCTTTGACCTGGTAAGGCTGCTGATTTAAGATGCACAGCTGCCGCATCGCAGTCGTCGGAAAAAGATTTTAATAAAGTCTTTTTAAGAGTCGGATTTAACAAGCTATTAATCTCATCAAACTCGGCCTTCTTATCGGCATATGTCAAACTCAACTGGTTCTTGATCAAGGATAGATTCTGTTTGGCTAAGAATTGAGATGGAAGTTTGTTACTCCATTCGTCCCAATCTCCTTCTTCAGCTCTCTTGTTGATCAATGATAGTTGCTGTTTACCATCTTTATCGGTATAATAACTCTGACCACCAGGACTCTTAATCAATGACCCAAACGGATTATCTGGATCTGGATGAATCTTTTTAAGAACATCAAGTTTGGCCACATTCTTATGTTTGTTTGTGTTGAATATGATGTCTACGCCAGGAGCGAAATCTTTATCATCACCATATACGGCCATTCCTTTGATATACTTCTTATCGTCTACAAGAATACGCACTTGAGCATATCTAGATTCACCAAGAGATATGTCATCCACACCTCTTCGTAGCTCAACAACACCATCTTTATGAACTCCACCATCTTCGGCATAACGAATAGCTATACGACTAGAGTCCATGCTTTTAGGATATACAAAAGATGGAGTGAAGGTTTCACCATCATCTCGTGATCTGTATTCCACTAACGAATTAAGGTTCTCATCATTGTAAACCTCTTTGTATTCTGTTCCTGGTTTACATAGAACATTCAATGTTGTAAACTTTCCAGGGTTAGTTACCTGACCCATCCTTCTTGGATATAGTTCATAACCTTCCATCTCGAGCATATACACGGCCTGTTTCAACTTCTCTTTTGATATACCGCGTTCGCGTTCTACACCTGCACCAAGCACTATAAAGTTCTTGGTATCTACTTGTTCTTTGATAAAATCATAAGTAGCTTTGGCTTGTAACATTCTAACAGCAGCATTCTCATCTAATAACGATCTAACTGATGACTCGTTCTTATAGCCAAGCTTCTCAGTAATCTCATTAAGACTATAACCCTTTTCACGTAAACCTTTGGCCGTATTGTAATCCAAATTTCTACGCGCATTGTTGGCAAGTGTTCGTTGCGTTCTAAACTCAGTGGTCGTCATACCCATTTCTTTGCAGATTTCAGTATCATTCATACCTTGTTTCTTTAAAGTGTTAATCCTACTTAAAAAGTCTCCACTGTGTTGGTACGGATCATCTCCACTTCCCCAAGGATATCTTCCAGAGCGTTTAGCTACACCAACATGCATTAAAATTTCATCAGCAACTTTATTACCCATGTCTAATTAATCCTCCCGCTCTTTTAGTTTACCTATTATCTTATCGAATGTTATGATCTTATCCATAATCGGAACAACTTCATCGGCTGTCGGATTGTGGTATAGTATTTCGTCATTCTGATAAATCCTCAATTCTATTTCTATATCACCAGGCTTAATCTTATACTCTAAACAGAACAATGCGGAGTATATCAACAATTGTTCCATATGAGCTGGAGTAATCCCAGTTTTCAAATCATGTATTCTTAATGTGTTATTCCTAAAACAAATAGCATCAGTAGTACCAAAACAGTTTTCAGAGTAATATAAAGTCTGCTCTGATTTCATCTTGAATCCAATAGCATCATTCACATACATATGTAAAGTCTTCTGAGTCTTTGGTAATTTCTGTTGTAGGCAAATACATTGTGACGCAAAGTCATGCAATTGAGTGCCTTTCATTGTTGCTAGGAATTTTATATAGGAGTCTGCAATTTTGTCATCTGAATAATTTATCCAGTGATATTTACTAGCTCCGAGAAAGGCATGCCGACCACTAAGATCGAAATGTTTGTTGAAGATCATATAATACTTCCTCCTTATTCTCGGGATAGATAAAAGCTGCGAACGACATGTCATTCATTGTATCCACGTAATACTCTTGATTTGGTCTATGCGATGCAGTTGCTGATTTCTTACCTTCAAGCACTGCCCATTGATTACCAAACAGAACCAATAAATCTGGAACACCTTGTATCTCGTTAGGATCAAGATGAAATACCATACATCCAGGGAACAATTGCTTCAACTCTTTTATGAGTTTTGTTTTAAATAGATTCTCTAACATACGTCACCTCTCCTCCCATTTTATGAAAAAGTAAAAGCATAAGTCCAATTTTTACAAACTGGGCGTTTATGCCTTTCTCTTCATAAAAGGGCATGCGATTTTCGCGAATCAAATATTTAATTAGTTCCAGTGTGTCCGAATCCGTTTTCTCCTCGTTCGGTTTTTCGCAATTCATCAACGATATCAAATTCAGCTCTTTCAACTTTTTCAAATTTTATTTGAGCAATGCGTTCGCCTTTTCTAATTGGATACGAGCAATTACCAACGTTCTTAATGATAACACAGATCTCGCCAGTGTAATCTTCATCACATGTTCCAGGTACAACCAATAGAGGAGTGTTTAAACTAACTCCGCTACGAGGTCTGATTTGTGCCTCATAGTCTGGAGGCAGTTCAAATGCAACACCGGTTTTTAATTTTACACTTTGTCCTGGTTCTAATAATACTAGCTCATTATCCGAAAACAAATCTGCGCAGGATGCACCTTCTGTTTTGTAAATTGGTAATTGTGCAGTAGGACTTAAAAAGTTAACCTTGACTTTCATTGTATAATCTCCTTTAGTTTATGAGTTTAATTTGTTCCGAGTATTTGTCGGACTTTGTTCTCCATAATAAATACCGCATTCTGTATTTCCACAGTGGTCACATCATTGATAGTTTTATCCTTTATCAATTGATAATTTAAAACTAATAACGCTTTTACCACAATTTGAGCTTCATCCAAACTCATAGTGGTAGTTCCAACTCTGTCCGATAGGTCGTGCGTAAATCCACCACGGTATGTAAAACCAAAATCATGATCGACGGTAGTCAACTCTTCTGTGTTATCAAAAACCATATTAAATAATCCTCCTCATAAGAACACTTGTTGTCGGGATGCGGCAATGCTTAACTGATGAATTATTTCTAATTGGGTTTTTACTTGTGTTTCCAATTCTCTAGTCTTAATCTGTTCCATCAGCAACGTTACTTCTAATCTACATTTAGCCTCGTTCGCTGAGGCATAGTGTTTGTGTAATAATTCTATCTCACTTGATAGAAACTCTAACTGACCCAACGCCTTTTCAATATCTTGTTTTATTGCAGTTACCACTAAAATTACCTCCTATTTGTCAAATTTATAAATATCTCTCCATAATACCCTAAAATGGTGGTGTACACTAGTGTTGGTCAAATGCCCACTTTTATTGGCCATATCGCTATATATTGTTAATCTTTTTTTCACATTAATAAGAGAGAAAAAGTGGGTATTTGACCAAAAATGCACACTAGTGTACACTTTACCCTCAAAAAGTGCTCAAAAAGGGCTATTTTAGGGGGTTTTTGACCCTTTTTCGACCAAAAAGTGTACAGGGGTTCTGGCCAAAGATGGTTTTGAAAGTGGGCTTTTTTGGGGTAAAAGTGGGCTTTTTGGCCACTTTGGTATACTAGTGTACACCTAAAAATCTAAACAAAAATTACAAAAATTACAAAAAGTCATAAAAAGCCCACTTTTGGCAACTCGAAAGTGACCAGAAATAAACACTAGTGTACACCTAATTATTCAATATTTGAACAATTCTAGTAGGGCTCAACTCAAATTCGATAGCTATTTTACGAATAGAAACACCCTCTTCACGACGTTTTTTGATTTCTTCATTACGACTTCCATACATCGCGTTCATCCAATCTAAATACTTTTCCCTACTGCATATTCGCGTTCTTTTCCCCACAATCAATCACCTCCAAACACTAAATTATTTTAAATACACTTTACCGGTCCCAAGATTCCTCAAAGCAAATTTACCCTGTATATGGAACCCCGCAACGTCACACATCAACTCAATTGCCCTAACTAAATCACAACATTTGATACATTCCTCGTGAGCAATCTCAGCATCACTCTTAATGTTTTTAACAGCATCACAAACAGTGGGGTCCAAATAACCCTCAACATTTCTAACCGACCCATGAGCATTTCCAACACCTATACTCTTCATTTTAACTCTCCCTTTTTCTCATCATGCCAAGTTCTTAGATCTACACCTATGCCATCCAACAGACTAAGACATCCATCTAAACGAGTTTTATTACCCTCATATTGATCAATCATTCTGTTGTACTCAGGAACAAAGTTGTCGTAAAATCTCTTCAATCGTTTCTTGCCGAACCCTAATTGAGTATGTAATTGCCATAATATAATTGCGTCGATGTTCAGTTCGTTTGAACGATCATACTCAACTATTTGTCGATTCATCTCTTTGTGCATAGCCTCAAGTCCAGCTAAAGTTGCCAACAAGTGGTCTCCGTGATGTCTAGTAGTTACCTTCGCCATTTCAAATACTCCTTATACTAATACAAAGTTGATAAGTGATGTTCAAGAGCGTTTAGAGTCTCCTCATGAGCGGATATCCGGTTCTTAAATGTGTTAATAAGAGATTTGCTATTCTCAATAAAAATTTTTGTCGCATACTCTTCATTTGATTCACTCAACCACTTAGCACTGTCGTGATGATCTAATAAAATTATTTGATCAGGCTTCTTATACATCTCCTTATTTATTAAACCGGCTACTTCGTGGTTTACACTAAGATCGGTGATATAAACATGATCATACATCATTCTATCAGACCCCAAAATAAACTCCAAAACCTTCTGATTGATGTATTTATAAGCACAATACTCAACATCCACTATGTCTCCAAATGCTAACCGAGCAACAATAGCACATCCAACGCCGTCCAAATCATTATGTGTAAATAATTTAATTTTCATGTTTTTCTCCTTTTCAAAACAATTGATAGTTACACCAACGGTAAATCAATTTCAGAATAATCAACGTTCCAACCATACTCGTAAGTCATTCTGTAAATATCATGGGTAATTTTCTTAATTGAATCGTCAGAAGTAACCAACATATGATACTTACCAATTTTCTCAAGCAGATCAAAAGATGTCTGATCCGCAGCTAACCTGCGATGAATTTCTTTTGGATCATCACCGCGAGCCAAAATCCGATCAATGTACTTCTGATCTTTCTCGGGATTCAAATACACAATAAATGCTGACACTTTCAATTGCTCAACTCCATAAGGATTTAGGATGATTACCTTCTTATGATTTCCACCATAACTGTGATGCGCAGATCCGTAATAGCAATGACCAAACGAAGCATCGTAAGAACACCACTCAGCAAAGAAACCGGTTCTAATCTTGTATTCGAATTCTTGTGTATTTATAAAACGATAATCAACACCATGCTCCTCGCCATCTCTCCGAGGTCTCGTTGTATATGTTACAATCTTTTTGTATCCGTAATTCTTAACCAACTCATTGGCGATACTCGTCTTACCACAACCCATAGGACCTACTAACACAATTGTATTCATATTATTCTCCTTTGTTTTAATTGATTTATCTAACCCTATCCAAATCATCAACAAACTTTAATCTAGAAGTCTTTACACCGTCTTTCAACTGAATAATTTCAATCCTATTATCAACGAAATGCTCTGCTATCAACATTGGATAATTAACATCGTGCGTGTTAGTAACTGATGATATAGCAACTCCAATAATATTGGTGATCACAACACCATCAATTTCTAAAACACCAATTCCAGTTTCCTTATTTTGCGTATATGAAAACATATCAAGTCCTCCTTTAAACTTCGAATAATATCCAACCATACTCGTAAGTCATTCTGTAAATATCATGGGTAATTTTCTTAATTGAATCGTCAGAAGTAACCAACATATGATACTTACCAATTTTCTCAAGCAGATCAA